GGAATTCCAGCTCGCAGCACGCCAGCATCGTGAAGAAGCTGTTGAGCACCGAGGTGTCATCCGGATACACGGTCTTGAGCGCCGGCCAGAAGAGGCTACGACGTTCGTACTGCTGCACCCAGTTCAGACCTGCGTCCCAGTCGTTGTTGCGCACGCGGATAGGCGTGAACGACACGTTGACCTTGCCGAACATGCGCAAGATGGAACCCGCACCGTCTTCGGCGTTGTCAAACGCGTATTCCGGTTTCCAGCGACCATCACCAGCACCCATCATGCGAGCGGCCTTGGAGGCCAGTTCGATCGTGACAGGCATGGCATCAGCGTGCTCGTAGACCGAATCCAGAAGCGGACCCGAACGACCCATGACCACACCGCGCACCGTGGGCGTACCGAAGAGGTCGCTTTCCGGATACAGGCGCAAGAGCGAACGCAGCGAAGTTGCCATCGCCGTTTCTTGGGACGCCGTCAGCTCACGCTGGCCGACCTGGTGGCACGAGAGCACAACGGCCGTGTCTTTGCGCAACGCGATGAGGGAGGTCAGTGCCTTCTTCGTCTCAAAGCCAAAGCCGGTGTCGTACATGATGCGCACGGGATACAAAGCGTCATCCTGGTAGGGATGGGTTTCGTCAGCCCAGTTGGCCATCTCGTCACGCACGAGCGTGTCGTAGGCTTCCAGATTCATGGTGCCGTCCGAACCGCCAGTCGCCCAGGTCGTTGCGTTCTCGGTCAGGCGCAGCGAATTCGCTTCACCGGTCACGATACGGAACGAGCTGTAGGGCACGCCGAAGGAGGATTGACCACCCACGAAGTTAAAGCGCCAGAAGTCGCTGGCCGACACACCGTCAAAGTCACTCCACTCTTCCGAGATGAAGGGCTTTTCAGCGGTGTAGAACAGTTGCAGCAGATCGTTGATGTTCTTGTCGTACACGGCCAGCGTGTTGAAGGCGCCGTAGACGTTGGGCAGGCCGTTCGGATTGCCCAGGTCGTTGTAGCCTTGGATCAGGCGCTTGTGGATGGAGATCTCGTCGCCCTGGCCGTTCGCACGGTTCAAGGTCTTCGGACGGAACACCAGATCCAGGTAGGGGTCGCCTGCCAGGGTGCTTTGGGTACGTGCGGTGGAGATTTCGTCAGCACGCGTCACGAAGCCGAAGCGGAACGGATACGCCGATTCGTTCTGGATGATGCGGGTGTCGATCGGATCGCTCGACTTTTGGGTCGGTGCCCAGAAGCGCAGGCCGTTGTTGTTGCCGTACGAGCCGAAGGACGGCACGCGCAGGTCAAACAGCGGGTAACGATCGGACTGCGTGGCGGTCAGCTCATCGGTCTGGTCGCCCGGAACGATGGTGCCTGCGCCGAAGTCGGTCGAGCCGTCCGGATTGGTCGTGACGGCAGCGACGACGAACTTGACCAGGTAGCCAGCGATCTTCTCACCCGTGGGGATGGGTTGACCGTTGCTCGGGTCGAGTGTCCAGCTACCGTCAGTGTTCTGCTCGTACTCGTCGACCTGAGTCGGGAGCACGTCGGCATACAAACGCAGCGAGGCCGGCGGACCAGCGTCGGCAGGTTCCAGCCGCTTCACGAAGAACATGTTGGCGGCTTCGTTGATCTTCTTGGCCAGCACGGTACCGTGGGTCGCCCACTTGCTGGTTTCATCCAGCGAGTTTGCACCATAGATGCTCGTGAAGGAATCACCCAACACCGGTTCCGCGATGTCAGTGGGTCCTTTCTGGGTGAAGAGAGGAATGAAGGGGAAGTGCTGGGGCCGCACCTCCGGGTCGCGGGTCAACTCACGGGTACTGTTATCCTGAATACCCTGATAGATGACCTGCGGAGTAGCGCTGACAATCGAGATCGTCATGACAGGTTCCTGATGTTGAATGGTATGGTTTCGAAGACGATGCCTTGCATCATAAATATTGAAAATTTATTGGTTACGGGTAAGTTACCCCCAACGGATTTTCCTCCTTGGCGGGATAGCGTAAGCGATTATTTTCGACATAGGATGATGGGGCAGCGCTTCGACAGACACTAATTCAGAGAGCCCTCAAATAAAACAGGACTACATCATGACTATCATTCGCTCGGCATACGAGACGACTGCTCTGCAAGGCTATCAAACCCGTGCTGTGACGACAGCGCTCGGGCCGGCAGTGATTAACGGGGCTGTGCACTACGAAGCCGACTTCAATTTGCCCATCATGCAAGTCGAAGGTGGCTCGTCGTTCTCGGATGCTATCCCGCCTTTCAAGCATCCGATCGTGGCCAGCTACCAGAGCCTGAACATCCCTCAGATCCCCGGCTACGCGGATAAGAGCGATTGGAACACGGTCGTCGATTACCGCCCCATGGGCCGTGTCAACCCTCAGACGGGTAAGTTCGACATCCGTGACGAGAGCCAGTACAAGCTCATGCAAGTGCGCGCTCGCCTGGGTGCGATCTGGGCCAACGACGGTGCACGTTACATGCGGGACTTCCCGGTGGCCATGGGTGTCTTTGCGGCCTGGATCAGCGAACAAGCCTCGGGCAAGTTTGGACTGTCCCCCATCGAACAGATGAAACTCTCCATCCTGACAGCGGTCTACTACGCCTCGATGTTCGAAGCGGACTTCCGTCCCGATGAGCGCGAGAAGACTCGCCTGGCTGGTGTTATCAAAGCGGCGACGGGTACCAAGGTCGAAGAGATCTTGCCGATCCTCGATCAGATCGAAAGCCTGAATGGGGTGAATGAATACCTGGGCATGGCCGCTGAAGTGACTGGCTCGGTACGACTGAAGGAATTCAACCTGGCCGTACTGCATGGTCTGGTCTTCGGTACCTGGTACGGCGGCGCGGATGCCAAGGAACTGATTGCGGTCGCCCTGGAACATCCGCCCACCTGGTTGGCTGTGCTGTGCGCTGCCTTCACCGATCGCACCTTCCACGAAGCGCGTCTGTCGCGTCTGGTGCAGCGTAACAGCTACCGCAACGAAGGCAAGAACTTCGTCAATGCGGCCAAGCGTCTGGCCCAGGTGTAAGCGCCCCGCATCCTCTCCCCCGCCCTGGTGGCGGGGGTTTCTGTTAGGGACCAATATGTACAACTTTCTCACCAACCACGCGACACGCTACGTGTGGTGCACGCCTGGTCAAGACAACCAGTCGATCACCAAGCCCGCACGTCTGACGCCGCTCGGGGGTGCCTGGAATGAGGTGGAGGTGCAATGGCGACGCATCAAGTTGCCTGAGCCGATTGTTCGGTTCCACGTCTACCAGATCGGGCAACTGCACCCCAAGTTGATGGGACTGTTCCCCGTCTTTCAGACCTGGACCTCCATGGCTGAAGTGTGTCGCAAAGAGAAGATGATCGTGGATGTCTACGCCAATAACGGCGTGCAGCTCCCGCGCTTCTCGTGCTACTACATGTGGACGCGGGACAAGAACCTCATCATCGCGGTGAAAGAACAACCCAAGGTGAATGTCAGCTTCGATGACGATGACATCTTCGTGCGGGTCTATACGAACGCATTCTTTGCCAGCGAGCGGGCCAATGCCACAGGTGGCCTGGTTGACGTGCAAGGCGGCACGATGCGCTCGACTGACGACGTCTTGGCGCTCCAGAACCTGTATCAGCAGTCCTTGACACGCGAAGGGCAAACCTACGCCTTTGTCAATGGCTACAAGGTCTCAGGGATCGATCTCTTTACCACCAAGGTGGGCGATCAGGCTGAGTTCGTCTACGACAACTCCATCTACAAGGTGCTCGACTTCCCCGTGAAGGACCTGCGCACCTTTAACTCCACGCTCGATGAGAAGGTGAAATACCTTCTGCATTACGAAGGTGAGACGGAGATGGGGATTGACTACCAGGACGACATTGACGTCTTCTTGCTTCGTGCGATGCCGAACAATCGTCACCAGGGGATCTACTACCATCGCAACATGGAAGACGCGGTGCGGATGGTCACCCACAAGGACTACGCGATTCCGTCGGCGTATGTGGCGGGTTATCGTGACGATCATCCAGACTGGCCACTGCCTGTCGATCTCACGGTGCGATTGCATATCCGTAAGAGCGGCTGGTTGCGTCCACTTGTCAACGAGAACTACCGCATCAAAGAGCTGTACAAAATGTCGGACGTTGACATTCGGCGCGCGATGCTGGGGTTGGAATCTGTTGTCCCCTTCTGGCGAGCGGAAATGCTGGAGGCGTCGGCCTACACTGAGATCATGCGGTATCCGAAATCGGAATTGCCGCTCGAACTCGTGGAACGCGCCTATGGGTACAACGCCATCAGCAAGCTCATTGGCGATACGCCTAAGTTCCCGTACACGAATTCCGGTCAGCGAGTGGTCGACGTGCCGTACGGTCTGACGGCGAACTCCACAGGTTACGAGTACGACCAGAACGGCTATCTCATCAGCTACCACGGGCACGTCTTCGGCACGCAGTACAACTGCCGTAACGTACTCACGCGGTTGGTGGAGATGGTGGGTGCGCAAGCCTTTGATCGACTGGATGAAGTCTACGGCGATAAGGTCGTGGCGCTCAGTCCCGTGGTGAGCTACCGGATGTACACCTGCCCGATTCAAAACGGCGTACCTACGAATCAATGGGTCGACGTCACGGGTTCAGCCCAGTACGTGGTGATCGACAACACGCTCACCTGGTTGACTGATGCGAACACGTACACGCTGGTGCGAGGCGATAGTTACTGCCTGGCACAAGAGTACGACATCATGATGGATCGAGGAGTCTTGGACTTCCAACTGACCCATCGTGCAGTTCGTAATGGGGAAATCATCACCCAGATCATGCAGATCCCCATGGGTGAGCTCGACATCTGGTTAAACGGACGTTCGCTCATCGAGCACATCGACTACTACGTGCAGTTCCCGCGTATCGTAATCGTCAATAAGGAATACCTGATTGACCCAGCAACCACGGTACAAAACGTGAAGCTTCGGTTCCAGGGTTTCTGCAAGCCGGACTTGACGCGAGACCTGCCGGAAGACACGGGCTTTATCATCCACGGCATGTTGTCGCGCAACAACAAGTTCGACATCCGGGATGACAAGGTGTTGCGTATCACGGTCGATGGGAAACTCTACGATCGCAGCGAGTTGAAGTTCTCGGAAACCGATTCGGGTGTCCGAGTGCTGGATGAGAAAAACGGCAAGCCGTATCTCATTCGCGATCTGGTGGTACCCACGCGGGGCCTGACTGAAGAAGACACTTACGACATGCGGGCGAAATCCCAAGTGATTGACGGTGTCGTCTCGGACTACCTCTCCACGAAGTTGCCACAACCTGTGATTACCGAACCCTCGGCGATCACCGAGCGTTACCAAGTCGTGAGTCCGTTTTGCTGCAAGTTGCTGTACGACCTGAAGAACAAGATTCTCGATGACCCACGCTTGTACACCCAGTACAACGACAGCGTGGTGCGTGAGCTGTGCGCCCCGTACGAGGACATGCTCGCCTTTGATCCGACCCAAGAAGACACGTTGGCCGATTCGGACTTCGTGATCGTGCATCCGCATAACCTCTTTACCGTGATCGACATCGACATCTACGTGTACAAGTTCCTCTCCCGTGCGGTGGGGTTGTATCTGAACGGCCTGGTTGACCTGAGCCACCATCTTCGGTTGACCGAATAACTTTTCTGTTGGAGAACCTTGTGGCAACTGCCGTAATTCCCCCGACTGGGAACGATGGGAAAACCCCCATTTACGAACCCAATGGTCGTTGGACTATCTTCGCTCTCGCCCAGATGTGGACGGGTAATGAAGGGGAGGGACGTTACGTCCCGAAAGTCAACGACTACGTCATCAACTACGACACGAACGAATGCTGGCGTGTCGCGGCGCTTAACCCCACCACGCTTGTGCCGACCCTTGTGAAGATCAAACCCATCTCGGGTTCGGAGCCTTCCGAGATCGACATGCTGCTTGGCGTGGGTCCGGGTCCGCAATCGCAGTCCATGCGTGCGTACCTGAACGATCGTGTCAACCCCCACACCTTGACGGTGGACCAAAAGCTCTCCTACAAGTCGAGCGACATCCGTCACGTCAAGATCTACCGGGGCTCGCAACTGGACGGTACCTTCCGCGTCGTGGGACTGATGTACGACCAGTCTGGTCAGCTCTTGGGTGATGAAATCCAGGTGAAACTCGCCGAGAAGGAAAACGGTGAGGTGCACGCCGTCTGGTTCATCCCGTCGGCCTTCACCCGTGAAGCCATGCCTAACGGCGAGCCGCTGACCATCATCGCTTACGGCGACAATGGGATTGTGGTGGCGCGTGACGTGGTACTGGTCGAGAACACGGGCTACCTGCCGGCCCAGACGCAAGACACCGAGTACATCACGGACATCACGCTGGAGTCGCCGTGGCTCTCGACGTCTGATCCGACGCTCATCCAGTTCCCGATGAACGTGCCCTACAACAGTCTGAACATGATTGGGGTGGTGCACTACAACGGGGGCCGTACGCGTCGACTGCCAGTCGATGGCACGCGATTCCGCATGGATGGCTTCACGGGCTACATGTCCAGTCAGTCTGGTCAACAGATCGATTTGGTCTTGCAGTACGCACTCAGCTCCGATGAAGCAGCGGTCAACTCCAGTCTTGGCCCCAACTTCGTCAAGAGCAAGAGCTTCCGTGCGCTCACGACCAAAGCCGAGGGTCAGTACACGCCCAAGCTCTACCCGGTACCGAAGTGGATCGATGCGGTCAATGGCTATCGCCTGGAATGGTGGTGCCTGAACCTGGATCGTAACCTCTTCCAGAACGTGACGCCTTACGTGCGCTTCAATACCAACAGCCCGGCCTTCAATCCGACGGGTTACGGTATCTTGCAACGCCTGAATGTGCAAATCAACGCGAAGGACATCAATGCGGGCTTTAAGTCCGTGCTGCATGCTCAGACCGTCGAAGTTGCCCTTCTTGCGCAAGGCACGGAAGAAACCACCAACTGGACGATTGGTTTCAATCCGAACCAAAATCCCCACTATGGTGTGAATATTGCCGCAATCTCCACATTGCTCGAAGTCGATCTCTGGAAGGTCAAGATCGATCAAGGCAAGGTAACGCTCGATGCGTGGCTGGATGCGGTGTATTGGCCTACCAAGCCGCTCTACAACCCCCAGAAAGAAACGGCGGCTCCCCTGCCCGACTGGTTCGCTCTGGTGGTCAACGGGTTCGAAACGGCGTTCCCGATCTCGCAGTGGAAGAGCGACCTCACAGTCAATCGCGGCGTCGTCCATGGCGACACGATTCTCGTGAAGTTCTTCAAGCGCACGCCTGAAACCGACATCATCTTGTCGGTAGCGCCGATGGCTGTGCACCAATCGCAGTAACCCCCTCGGTCCCCCCGATCATGCTCTCTTAGCGGAGAGTGTGGTCGGGGTCGGCCGATTCCTCGGCTTATGCCGATAACCTCAGATACACTTCGCAACGTATGCGCAGTCTTGGAGAAATCCATGATTCTCTTTTCTGAAGACTGGTCGCGCTACCCGTCGGCAATCGCTGACGTCACGACTCGCAACCACAGTTTCCTACGCCAGGCCGCTGTCTATCGAGAGATGGGCATCAAGAACCACGCGTTCCTCTTGGCCCTTCATAACCCCCTCTTGCAGGGTGTTGATCCGCACGACCCGAATCTGACCGAAGACCAGATCACCATGATTCTGGCCGAATGCAAGGTCAATCCCTGGTACTTCTTTCGCGAAGTCATGCGCGTGCCGGGCGGGGTCGGGGAAGACGACTCTATCGTGCAGGCTAACCGGGGCAACATCGCGCTCTGGTTCTCGTTCTTTAACCATGCATTCATCACACTCATCCAGCCACGTCAGACGGGTAAGTCCTTCTCGACGGACGCGCTCATGGTCGAACTTCTGAACCTTCAGTGCGAAGACTTGGAAGTTAACTTGGTTACCAAGGACGACACGCTGCGCCGTAAGAACGTGGAGCGGATCAAGAAGATCATGGATGCGCTGCCTCCGTACATGCACTTCCGTGGCCGTGATGATTCCAATAACGGTGAAGAAATCACCATCCGCAAGTTCCGTAATACGTACACCACACACGTTGCCCGAAGCGAAGAGAAGTCCGCGCACAACATGGGCCGGGGTCTGACAACGGCCGTCGTGCACTTTGACGAGCCAGCCTTCCAGAAGCACATCGGTACCGCCATGAAGGCGATGTTGGCGGCAACTGGGGCAGCACGTGACAAGGCCCGTCGAGCAGGGTTGCCCTACGGCACGATCCTTACCACGACTGCGGGTAAGAAGGATGACCGGGACGGCAAGTTCATTTACAACATCCTCCAGAACTCTGCGGTGTGGAACGACCACTGGTTCGATGCCAAGAACACGGCAGACTTCGAACACCTGGTGCGTGCGGCCGCTCCTGGCGGTAAGTTCCGGATCAATGCGACCTTCAGCTACAAGCAACTGGGTAAAACCGATGCCTGGATGAAGCAAGCACTGGAAGACTCGCTGCAAGAGGGCTTGGATGCTGACCGCGACTACTTCAACGTCTGGACCTCGGGTAACGAAAGTCATCCGCTGTCAATTGAACTCTTGGCAAAGATCGTGGCTTCTAAGCGTGAAGCCTTCCATAACGAGCTTGTCTACCCGCAAGGTTATTCGCTACGCTGGAACATCCCGGAAAACGAGATCGAGCAACGCATGGCGACCGGCCACTACATCTTGGGGCAAGATCCATCTGAGGCTTCGGGTAAGGACGATATCTCCCTGGTGCTGGTGGACGTCTCGACAGCGGAAACCATCATGGTGGCGCAAGTCAATGAGACGCTTCTCTACGTCTTCTGTAATTGGTTCTGCGAGTTCATGGCCAAGTACGAGAACGTAACGGCGATCATCGAGCGACGAAGTATGGGCCAAGCAGTCCTAGACACGCTCCTTGAGAAGTTACCTGCGATGGGGATTGATCCCTACAAGCGTTTGTTCAACATGGTGGTCAATAACCGTCGTGAGAACCCCGAGCGCTTTGAGGAGATTACTGTCCCCATGGCGCGTCGCGATCCGTCCTGCTACGTACGTCACAAGGCGCTCTTTGGTTTTGCCACGTCGGGTCAGGGTCAAACCTCTCGGACGGGGCTCTACAATGAAACGCTGCAAGCCGCTGCACGAGCCTCGGCTGACCGTATCTTCGATATCCAGTTGGCCGAACAGATCACGAGCCTGATCGTCAAGAACAACCGGATTGACCACGATAGCGGCAAGCACGATGACTTGGTGATTGGCTGGTTGCTTTGCCACTGGTTCCTGACGAAGGCGCAGAACACGGTCTATTACGGCCTTGATCCACTCCAAGTCTTGCGCGGTACGCAACGGCAACGGGCTATGACCCCTGAAGAGGAGTACGTCTACCAACAGCAGCAAGAGTACCGTCGCCAGATTGATGACATCACTCAACGCTTGAAGTACGAGCGCGATGAATTCATCTCGATGCGACTGGAGCAGCAACTGCGTGACCTAGACGCACGTCTGGTTCTGGATGAAGGTGAAGAGATCTACTCGATCGATCAACTGATCACCTCCGTACGGGAACAAAAGCGGGCACGGCAGCGCGGTGTCGGGAGCACGACCACGATGTCAGAGCAATTCAATCGCTTTGCCAACGGCATAGGGGGTAACTTCCCGACGCAAGGAAACTACAACTTCCGAGAGCCGTCATTCCGTAATCCGTTTAAGCGCGCAGCATAAAGCGGCATAAAGCCCCTGGGGTTTTGGCCCCAGGGGTGTTTTATACCGGAGGTCTCGTCCACCCCGAGTTGAATCCGTCTTCAGCCCCAATTAGGGCCGCTTGGAGAAGTTGCAAGTACGCCTCAACCGCAGCGCGTTTTTGCAAGTCTTCACTCAGAAACTCAGGCAACTGCGGACGGATATCTCGATCCAGCGATGCGCATACTTTTTTCAAACGTGCGGGAGCATTGTCCGATACGCGGCTAAAGACCCGATATAGCACCTGGTATTCGGTAGGTACGTACCAACGATCATACTTTCGCCGATACTGCTTGCGATAGCAATAGATGTTGATCTCGTACCCCGAGACAGACTCCCCCTTGAGTATGCTCTCTTGTCCCAAGCCTGTTGGGACTTCGCGTAACGAGCTCGGGCCCTTCAAACGGTGAAGGAGAAGAACGATGGCTTCCAAGATCCAGCTGAAAAAACGCAGGAAAGGATTGCGCATGATGTTCGCCCTTAAGGGGGGTTTAGCCGGTGGCGCTGAAGTGCTTCATGGTAAGTGCACGCACCACGATGTACAGCATGACGCCCGTACGGACAGCCGCCAACGTGGACTTGCTCTTACTGCCGGTGGCCTTGGAGACGAGAGCCTGGATGTTGTCGCGTAGTTCCAACAGTGCCGGATCAGTCGAGCGACTGGCGGTGTAGATCCCTTTCAACTTCACGAGGATGTTGGGGAGATCGCTGTTGTTACGCAAAAGGGCACGGTTCTGCGTCAGATAATCAAACGCATGGACGAGCACCTCATGAATCAGGCTCTCGATATCGCCTGCGCCCTGGAGTCGGTAATTATCCGACATCCAGCTCAAGGTTTCACGAAAGAGCTTAGGCGGCATGGTGCCGTTTAGTTTCTCAATCACCACGAGGAGCTCTTCACGAATGAAGGAGTTCTTGTCCGTGATAATGGAGTTCATGTACCGACCATAAGCCAAGAGGCTCTTGGAACGGTCCTTGAGAATCTCAACGCCGTCGTGTTCCACGGTGGCGCTAAGTGAGGTAATACGGTGCCCTCGCTGGATAACGCGCAAGTGCAGGTCGTAGATACTTTTCAGGTATCCACGAATCCGGCCTTGGCTGTCATTCAAGAGGTAGACGACATCTTCATCGTGGTCCATCTTGACGATGGCGCGCGAGTGGATTTCGTCTTTGGTGTCGATCAGCGTCTCAGCACGCCAACGCAGCAGCGCGCCCCAGTTC